GAAGATTTATCAAAAAGAAATAAATGACTTTGAAGAGTTATTTCGACCCCCAACAATCCACAACTACCACAAGGTAGGTTCTGATGTATTACAAGGTTTAAAAGATTCTGGTCAAATTAAAGTAGGTCTCAGGGGTGTTACCCGTAGAGGCGTTAATGACTTAGAATCAGGAAGACCACAAGTTGGTTCATATAAAGATACCATTTCTAGAGAAGTACAAATAGTTAACGAAGATATGCTTGAGCTACAAAGAGCCTCAAGAGAAATCGCGTATTCTAGGCGTATGGGTATTGTGAATCAAAGAGACCGCATTTATGTAAAAGCTGGTCAGAAAAACTACTACGATTCTAGAGGAAATAAAATCCGACAGAGTGTAATCACTAAGAAAGCAAGCGGTAACTATGATCAAAATTTGATTGATAGAGACTTTGCTAAAATGCTTAATCACGTAAATAATTTCGAGTGGGAAACAGATAAGGACTTTGCTCCTTTCTTTTCAGAGCTTGCCCATTTCCGTGATCCTAGAGGAAACGTAGCTAGATATGACGAACTAAACTCTTTCAGAAAGATTATTATACAACGTGGAGAACAAGGCTCTGGACTTATCCAAGCGCTTAAGTGGCACAGTAACAATAATACTAGCTGGAGAAACTGGTCTCAAATTGATGGTAGAGGACGAGTATACACACAAGGGTATTTACACCCCGCTGGTGGTGAATTCGTTAGACCTTTCCTAAATACTAAACAGGCTAAAAATATAGATAAGGAAGTTCTACAAGAGCTTCGTATACAACTTGGTACCCTCACTGGTGAAGCATTTAGTGTGCTTACTAATGAAGGTCGCATAAGATCATTTAATCAAAGAGAAGCACAATTCAGAGAGCTAGGCGAATTAATGTTGTCTAAAACACAACGAGATAGTCGGATTAGAAGTTTCCTAGAGCACCCGCTTGTTATGGAAACCGAAGCCGAAGAAATACCTAAGCTTGCTAGATTTGCTTTAGAATACACTCGTATTTACAACCACGTAGATGGTGATTTCAACTCTCCTAAACTGAGAACTTATAGAACTCAATTAGGAAACGAGAATGACGCATCAGCATCGGGAGCACAGCTAATTGCCCTTTCTACAAGAAACCGGGCCTTAGCGGAATCCTCTAATGTTGTAGCTACAAGTCGTAAAAATCGACTCTATGATTTGGTCGCAGAAAGAACTATGTCTGATCCAGAATTCCAGAAAATAAACCCTCTCGGTAACGACCTTAGCTTTGGTGATATGGCTAAAGCAGCTAAAGGTCAATCGATGGTAGCATTTTATGGTGCTGGTCAAGCAACACAAGCAGGTGCTATTGAAGGTAAGCTTTCAAAAGTTCTTGCTAAGAAGGGATATACTGTAGTAACAGCTAGTGATTTAAGAGATTTCAATAAAGGTATTGATAATAAGATTAAATCAGCAGAGGCAATGGGCGCAACGTCTGTGGCGAAAAAGCTTAAAGACCTCAAAACTGAAGTTAACTACTCTATAAACAACAATCAACCTGTGGGTAATAAGCTTTTAGCACACGCGAGAGACGTACACCCTGACTCAGAATTGTTTGTTAATAAATTAACCAATGTCAAAGGCGGAATAGTTGGGCCTTCTCATTTTAGAGAAGTAGCTCGTATTATGTCTGGTCACTTAAGAGACATTGCTCCCGTAACTGAAAACTTTGTTTCCTTTTGGAAAAAGGTTGCGGACACCTACATTATCGAATCTCAACGGACAGATATCCCTTGGGTTACGGTAGATGGGAAAATATTGTATCAACGATACAAACCAACGGTACAAGAAAGGATAGAATTTATCGATCCTGTTACTGGCCGAAAGGTAGCTAATATCTACGAAGACTCAATGATCGATCACCGCTTTCAAGGTAGATCCTCAATCATAGAAGCACGTAGCGGATTAGGAGTTAACGGTAATCATATGAATGATGCTTCCATCGTTCGTCAGTTCCACTTATGGGGCAGACGTAATGGTGTATTTACAGCAACTATTCACGATGGTTTCTTTACAAACCTCGCCGACTCTACACGAGCTAAATTTAAACTAAGAGAAATTTATGCTGATGCAGTAGAAGGTGATACGTTACGTAAAACTCTCAATCAGATGAGAAGGGAAGGGATGAGTCGAGAATCACACCGCGCATTAATAAAGGAAGCGATTGATCTTGGACTACTTGACCCTAAAGATGGCATAACTGCCAAAGACATTCTTGAGGAGATCCCAGAAGGTTGGGACTTCTATGGAATTGGGCCTTAAATGGCTCCACTAAACAAACTCAATACTCAGGTCTGTGACCGAAATATACTAACTTTACAAAGGGCCGTGCCCGAAGGAATATAAAATGTCTGATGAAAACAATGTAGAACTTGACAACGTAGAAAACCAACTGTCCTCACAAGAAGAACTTGCGAAGATTGTTGAAGCTCGCGTTGCTGAAGAACTATCTGGTATCAAAGAGAAGTTAAACAATGCTTACACTGCTCGTGATGAGGCTGTTAAAAAAGCAGTTGCATTTGAGGAAGAACGAAAGCAAAACGAAATACGATCTTTGGAAGAAGAAGGGAAACACAAAGAAGCGGCTGACATGAAGCTTGCGGAGTTATCTGCGCGACTACAGGAACGTGATAAGCAAATTACTGAGCTTACTCGTGACAGTGCTGTGCGTGATGCTTTGAAAAGCTTGGACTTCCGTAACGATACTGCGGCAGATTTCGCATATCGAGATGTTGTATCTCAACTTGTACAAGACGAGAATGGTCAGTGGGTACACCGTACTGGCGCTTCTGTCAAGGACTTCATTGATACTTTCCGTAAGGATGACGACAAAGAGTTTTTGTTTAAACCTAAGCAATCTAGCGGTGTTGGCCAACAAGTTAGCGCCACCACACAAGGATTCGATTCAAGTAAACCAATATCTGAAATGACAACGGACGAGATTATGGCTGCGGCTCAATCTGGTGCTTTTGACACTTCTGGTAAATGGTTATAATATTACTGTTCTAATACACACTACTGCTAAGAGACAAATAAAATGGCAATTTCTTCTAGTGCATTCGGCACTCTAAACAAAGCAATTTCTGCTTACACGGACGAGCTTTACACTCGCGCAAAGAAACTCGTTGGAACCGAATTAGTCGGTGCTGACGCTCAAATCAACGCAAACGGCGAAGACTTCATCGGTCAAGTTCGCTTCTACAAGCCTCTCGGCAACTATGCTGTTGGCGCAACTGGTGGGTCTTCTGAAGACGTAGCTGGTTCTTCTAACTCTGTTGTTAACGTTGCTTCTCAAAACGAAGACTACGGTAAGACCACGAACATCTCTACCGAAGTTCAGACTTACATCAAGACTGTCCGAACCCACGGTGCTAACGAGTACATGGTTCAATCTGTAATTTCTGGCGAAGACGGACTGGGCAAAATCGCTCGTGATTTCTCTGAAACTCGTGCTGAAGACGAAGATCAAGCTCTGCGTGCTTGCTTGTCTGGTGTTATGAACACCGAACTCAAGACTGCTAACGATCTGGCACCTGCTCTGTACTCTGACGCTTTCTGCGGAAACAGCCTAGACGCTGACGCTTCTAAAGGTTGGGGCTACGTTGCTGCTTCTTCTGATACCATCGGAACTGGTTCTGCTATCGAAGGTCTGGTTGACTTGTCACAAGCAAGCCCCGGTCGTCGTGTTGAGCACATCATCCGCGCAATGGGCGCATGGTCTGATTACGCTCCTGACTTCGTATACATGGTTGTTTCTCCTGAAGTATACCTCGACATTAAAGTTGCCAACTTGGTTGACGACGAGCGTGTTACTGATGGCAACATCTCTTTCGAAACGGTTCTGGGCGGCGTTGTACGTATCATCGTATCTCGCAACTTCGGATCTTCTATCGGTACGGCTACCCACGCTGCTCTTTCTGGCAGCACCGAAGTATCTAACGTCAAAGTATCTTACATGATGTTGCCTGCTTCTGTATTCATGAGCGCTGTTTCTGTTCCTAACCCTGTTGCTGTTGATCGCAACGAAGGTGTTGGCATGGGCGCTGGTCGCACCACCGCTTGGTACCGCTGGGGCTACGTTATGCATCCACGAGGCTACAGCTTCGCTGGAACGCAAACCGCTTTCGCTACCAACGCTGCTCTCGCTGGTTCTGTTGCTACCCCTGCTTGGGATCGCAAAGCTGACCCATTAAACCTCGGCATTCTGCCAATCTTCCACGCTTAATATCTTTAGGAGTAACTGAATATGGCACTAATAAAAGGGACTAACTCTTTTGTAACCTTAAATGAAGCTGACAGTTACTTTGAAGATCGCATGGACGCCTCTGCATGGGCTGACGCTGAAGACTGTTTGAAGGAACAAGCGTTAGTCACTGCAACACTACAACTAGATGAAATGCCTTTCGGAGGGCAGGTGGTTCTAAACAGCCAACTGCTCTCTTTTCCAAGATCGGGACAATTTAGAGACCCGTCTAGAGGAACACGAGAGGCTTTTAGTTCTGCTTATGTGTTTACTGCTAACAATGATGAAACCGAAGCAAGTTTAAACAGAGACATTCGTTTACTAAGACGAGCAACTTACGAGTTAGCTTACCACTTAATAAACAACGAAGGTCTTATGGACAAAACTGGATCATTCGAAAACATTCAGGTTGGATCAATTAAGATCACTGAGGTTGTAGATGCTTCAAGTTTCCCAACTCAAATCCGAAAAATACTAACACCTCTTTTAAGCGGTGGAAGTACTCGGTATTGGCGTGTGGGGTTTTAAACTGTGTCTATACGTAACAAAATTAAAAAGGCAGTAGATATAGTATTCAGCAAAGTAGGCGATTTGGCTGAGACTGTAACTCTTAAAACAACCAGTAGTGAAACCTACAACTTCGCGACTAACTCCGCATCCTCTACAGTAACAGAGACTTCCGTAAAAGCAATTGTTATTGCCGTTGAGGAAGATCCTACTCAAGAGATCATCGGAGCACCTAAGTCTGAAGTTTATGTTAAAGAAACAGACTTGCCAGAACCCAAGCTTTTTACTATAGTAACAATTGGTGGTGTTGACCACAGTGTACTATCATATAAGTTAGAACCCGGATTAGTTACACTACTTGTAACGGAGGGTTAATGACTAAATACGTAAGTGCTCAAAGCGACATAGAAGGTGTTTTTGCAACACCTGCTTGGACTGCTAACAGCGTCTCTACCTATCCAGTAAACTTCAAAGTACCAGCTAGTGTAAGCGAGTTCGTTAAGGTTGAATTTCTCCCATTAAACACTAACAGTGATTATTCGAGATTCGGAATTAGCGGATTAGCAATAGTTCAAATCTACGTAAGTGCTAACATTGGCACTAGGCGACTAATGGAAATTGCAGATCTACTAGATAGCATTTTACAAAACAAGACCTTAGAAAATGGCACTCAGACACAGTCTAGTTCTTTACAAATTCTAGGTCAAGATAAGGATAATCCCAATTTATTTCGTGGTGATTATCAAGTTAATTTTACATTCTATAACTAAGAGGTTATTAATAATGGCTCATATTACTTCAATCGGAGCGTCTAAGTTCACGACTCTAGACTACGTTCCTAACACTTTGAACAACGCAGACAGCGCACTTGCTGATCTCCATGCTTTGTTCGCTTCTAACAGCGCAACCATCCTTGCTACCGATGCTGCTACAGACGAAGTTCTGGAAGCTGCAGTTAAGCACGTTGGAAACGTTCGAGAATTCCCTTCTCTGGGAACTCCTGCTAACATCGTAAACGTTCCTGTTTACGGACAGTCTACTTCTTCACAGGTTTCTGGTCAATCTGATGCTCCTTCTTTGGACTTCGCTTTGAACTACGTTCCTGCTGATCACGCTGAACTGGATACGCTTCGCAAGAGCGCTACCCGTTTGTGCTTCCGCGTTCGCATTGCTGACGCTGATCTGACGACTGACGCTAACGGTGTTATCCTCGCTGACAACGCTGACAAATTTGCTGACTTCTACTTTTTCGGTACGATTGCTTCTTTCGAAGTAACCCCCGGATTGACGGATGCTCTTCAAGCTTCAATGACTCTGACCATCGCTGGTGAGTTCGTTGGACCTGCATCTTTGGTTGCTGGTTCTGGCTCTTCTACTTACGCACTTCCTGCTTAAGTAAATTGATGAGGGTGGCCCAAACGGGTCACTCTTTTCCCTATACAGGATACGATATAATGGACAAGACTCCACCTTTTGATAAGTCTTTTGTTCTTCAAACTACTTTACGGAATATGAAAAAAGATATAGACTTCAGTTCACGTAAAACTTTTGATCGATACAAAGACTTCTCTGATGAAAGCGAATGTTTTCATGCTGAGAAAAGACAAGAAATATTTGAAACTTTAGATGTGTTAAACAAGATGCATAAATTATTAGACGAGTTTCAAGAAAACAACCCAAGCTTGTTTGACAAGTAACAATTTAAAATACTAGGAATAATAAAATGAAAGAATTTGTAGGAAAGACCTTAACCCGTAAAGTACCATTCATGGACGGCGAAGTAGAAGTTCGTGTATTGACGGTCGCTGACGCTAAAGCAGTAGAAGCCCGATCTAAAGCTATCAACGAAAACAACCCAGAAGAACAAATTGAGATTTTGCGGTTTGTCATTCGAATGGCAGTTGTTGGTGCTGAAGAACTTACGGACGAAGAAATTGATGGTTTTCCTGTTCAGGAACTTACTAAGTTGTCTGAGTCTGTTATGGGAATGGAAGAACAGGGAAACGGATAGACTCTGCGGATCTCTTTTTGTATGAGATAGCATATAACTTGCGAATGCCTGTGTATGTGCTTGAAAACGAGATGCCAGCAGATGAATTGAGAATGTGGCAAAAGTACTTTGATGCTAGACCAGTAGGTTGGCGAGAAGATAACCGAACAGCAAAGCTAATGGCTATCCAAGGTATGAAGCAAAAAGCTTCTGACATATTCCCTTCTCTTAAGGGTGTTGAAGCATACGAAGAAAGTAAGTCTGATCGAGAGGTTATGAACCAATCATTAAAAGGCTCTGTCTTCGGTATGAAACTCGCAGCAGCTTTAGGAACGAAATAACTAACAGAGAAATTAAATGGCAGTTACAGTAAAGATAAAAGGGGCAGACGAACTGTTTGACCAACTTAATGAAGAATACGTAGAGTTAATAAACCAAGCCCAACGAGCTTCTGCCTTTGCTGCAACTGCTGAACTTACAGATACTACGCCGATCGACACAGGACGTGCTCGCGGCTCTTGGTATTTAAGCAAGTCTGGTACTTTTTTAGACAGGAAAGAAGGCGGTGCTTCAGCGGCACTGCTTGGGCCTGTTTCTAAGAAAACAGTAGAAACGCTTTATATCACAAATGGCACACCTTACATTCAGGACTTGAATGCGGGATCCTCATTGCAGGCTCCTCCTCGGTTTGTCGAGAAAACAATTGCTAAATACTTTGAAGTATCTGGTAACTTTGTTAAGATTTCATAAAAACTTTGCCCCAATGGTTAGTCTAATATTGACTAGTAAAACCAGAGGGGCATTTTTATTAGGAGAAACTAATGGCTTTAGAAATTGAAATCCAGTCGGATTCCAGACAAGCCCAAGCTGACCTTAATAAGCTTAATAAATCTGTAGAAAAAATATCTAACAGTGCAGAAAGGACTGGCAATCAACTCTCATCTACCTTCAGGGTTATTGGAGTTGCAACTACCGCACTTATTGGTGCAGCTGGCTTAAAAGGGGTAACTGATAGCTTTACCCGAATCAATAACCAAATTGCTTTGACCACAGGTCGGACTAACGCGTTAATAGCTACACAATCTAAATTACTTAACGTTTCTAGGAGAGTTAATTCTACTCTAGAACAAACAGTAACACTATACTCATCCCTCGCACGTAATACAAAACTATCTAACGAAGAAGCAGTTAAGCTTGCGGAAGTGTTAATTAAAGCAGGGAAAATTGGCGGAGGTTCCGCTCAAACTATAAACTCCTCATTGATTCAGCTACAACAAGGTTTAGCAGCTGGAGCACTTAGGGGTCAAGAATTAAACTCAGTATTAGAAGGCACACCTCGTATTGCTCAAGCGATTGCGAAATCGTTAGGAGAAGACGTAGGTGCTTTAAGAAGCTTGGCAGAAGAAGGTAAACTTACTGCTAAGGTAGTAGAAAGAGCCTTACTAGGTTCTGCTGACGCTATAGATAAAGAGTTTTCTCAACTACGAACAACTATAAGCGAGGCTTTCCTAGGTGCAGGTAGAGACATCGGTGTTGGTTTGAACTCTATTTTTAGAGTGCTCAACACAGGTTCACTAGGGAGAACAATTAGTCAACTAGGTGCTTTTGTCGGCGATACGCTTGTGGGACTTTCAGTCTCATTTAGAGCATTCCAAACAGACTTGTTGATTTTTAGATTAAGAGTTAAAAGTGCTTTTAAAGACATAGAAGATGTACCGGGTGCGGTTCTTAGTAAAATGGCTTCAGGCGTTACAGCTTTTTCTTCTAAATTAAAAGAAGCAGTCTCATTAGTCTCTAATATACTCGGTGGTATAAAAGACGCTTTTTACGATGTTTATATGTATGTAATCGGAAACTCTATCTATAAAGATATGGTTAGAGAAGTAGTTGCTTACACTTCTAATCTTGATGGCGTATTTAAGTTCCTTGGAAAATTTGCTTCTACTATAAAAGAAATCTTTTATAACATATTTATGTATGTTGTTGGGAACTCTGTATGGAAGGATATGATCCTCCTTATTATTAAGTGGGCAGGGAAATTAAAACCTGCAATAGATAGTCTTGCAGCCTTTGCATCAAATGTAAAGGACATCTTCTTTGCTCTTGGTGACAGTGTTGGAAAAATATTTTCTAGTCTAAAATCAGGAATTATGGATTTTGGAAGAGGGGCTATTCAAGTTTTTAAAAATGTAGGAAACACTGGCGCTAAATGGTTTAGCAAGCTAAAAGAAGATATTGACTTCCTAGTGAAAATTTGGCCTGTGCTAGGCTCCTTTATGGAGGTCAAGTATGGCAACCAAATAAGAGCATTGATTGATCAAGTCGCAGGTGCTAGTCTAGATTTCATCTCTAAGTGGGGTGGGTTAATCGTAACTGCATTAGGTACTGCATTGTATGCTACTGCTACTGGTATAGGTGGCGCAATCGCAGGCGGGATCATCGCTGTTCTCGGTGCTTACTTTATAGGCTTCTCAAAGCAATTTGACACTGATGATTTAGGAAAACTGGATGATCGTGGTAAGCGTATAACTACGTTAACTACTGAGCTTCAAAAACAAACAAACTTTTTACAAAAGATATCTGATGGTATCGGCGTAGTCATAGCTGCCCCTATAGATGCCACTGCTGGTATACTGGGTGGAGACAAATATGGTCTTGCTAAAATAGGTACCTTCATTGGTGAAAACCTATTAGCAGTAGTTACTACTGGTTTCTTGTCAAAGAATTTGTTATCTTCTGG